CGGGCGCAGGCGTGCCCGGCAAGGTGCCCCCTGAAGTAGAAGTTAAAGTTAAAGAACAAACTACAGAAAACGGCGAAGCGGAAGTAACGGACGTTTTACCGGCCGCGGCTGCGCCGCCGTTGGCGGAAAAAGCGCCGGATGAACGGCCCGAACTTCAACACCCGCCGACGCTTAAGCCGCATGAGGCGCAGTATCTGAAAGATGCGAGGGCGTTTCAGGAAGAGCTGGACCGGCCGAGCGGCACAGGTCGCGAACAACCGCGACCCGTGGCACCCAACGGCTCGGCGGAATCTACAAGCACCGCGGCGAAGGTGTTTGAGGCTCAGCAGTGGACGACCTTTGCGGAGACGCTGCGGCGCTGGGGGGTGGGCGAAGAGCAGACGCGGCGGATATGCCGCTGGCTGAAGGGCGAACCGCTGGCTCCGAAGGTCACGCCCACGGACCGGTTCCTGCACGTGCTGTCGCTGGTGAAGTACACAATGGACCAGTGCGTGAAGACCACGGAGCCGCGGCAGAACTTTACCGGGTACGTGATCAGCTTGTGGGAGAAGCGGACGGCGGTGGCCGGGGAGCACATCACCACGGCGAAGCTTGGGTGGACGGCGGCGGAGAGTTCCAAGCCGAGCCTGGACCCGCGGGCGAAGTGGGTGCAGGCGCTGGTGCTCGAAATGTGTGGTATGGCGGGCAGGGACGCCCGCCCCACCGGGCCGAGCGACGGCGGGGCGGCGAAGCGGACGGCGATCCTAAGCGCGGCGCGGCGGTAATTCACCGCCTAGTTCACAGAGGACGCGGAGAACGGCACATGCCATACAGCGATGAATATGAGAAGGAGGTGCGGCTTTTAGAGGCCTGGTTTATCGAGCAGATCGCCGGGTTGGAGCCGCTTTCCCTGACGACGGCGGAGTACAAGATCGGAACGGACGCAGTGCCGGAACCCTGGAAGGGCATCGTGGCAGAGGCGGGAAAGATTTGGCTGGCACACCGGAATTACGAGCTTTCATACAATCAGATTTGCCGAGCCTTCTTTGCCGCGGCTGACAAGTGTGGTTTGGCGCTGAGATTCCCAGCGCCGGGTGCAAAAAGTTCGTTGTAGTTCTTAGCGTCTTTGCGGCTTGGCGTGAGACGGGGTGACGATGAATCGGCCGGGGCATCATACGCTGTGTGCGGCGCGGGAGCTGGCCAGGGGCAAGGCTCACCGGTGCCGGGACTGTTCGGCGGTGCTGAACAGCCGCAACCCGCTGCGGGTATGCGGGACGTGCACGCGCAAGCGGGCGGAGTCGGGGCGGCTGCTGAAGGGGAACTTCAAGTAAGGCAAATTCGAAGCACGAAGCTCGAAATCCGAAAGGGGCTGGGCATGAGCGAGGGGAATGGGCAGGAGCCTGGGCAGGAGGCGGAACAGAAGGTGGACCAACCGCAAGCGGAAGGGCCGGCCGGAGCGCCGACGGGTCTACTGCCGTACGGGCCGGAAGATGTGCTGGCGCTGGCGCAGCGGGTGCAGAAGGGGCTGGCGGAGCGGCAGGCGGCCGAGGCGAAGGCGGCGGCGCGGGGGGAACCGGGGCTGCCGGAACTGACGCCAGAGGAACGCGTGGCGCTTGCTCAGGCGCCGCTCACCTGGGAAGAGGCGCAGCGGCTGCTGGTGACGATCAACTTCCTGGCGGAGCGCGCGGGGGCGATGAAGGCGGAGCTGGACGAGGTTGTGCCGTTCAAGAACAACGCGGTGAACGTGCTGGCGGCGCTGGCGCTCAAGTGCGGGGGCTGGTTCGATCTGACCGAGGCTCAGATGGCCAGGGTGCCGCAGGGCGCGAGCGTGCAGATCGGGCTGCTTAAGGATGAATGGACGGGCAAGGAGAAGCTGCGGGTGAGCGTGCCGTCGCCGCCGCTGGACCCCAACGCGGGGCGCGGGCTGGTGCTGCCGGGGAACTTCCAGCGGTAGGAAAGCGGGGCTGTTTTTCACCATAGAGCGCGTAGAGTGCGCGGGGAGGCTGACGATGGACGAGCGAGTTCTAAAACTAGCGAAGGCTTACGGCACCTCGAAGATTCACACGCGCAAGTGTTCCATGTGTAATTACCCGTTAGGCTACATCTTCAAGGATGGCGCGCTGGTCTACGATGCCGGATGCGACTGTACGAGCAGTTACAGCCTGGAGCCACGCATGGTGTCGGATTTGACGGATTGGCTGGACATGAACAAACCAGAACTATTCGACCGCCTGATGCGTGAAGCGCCGGGTGCTCAGAGTTAGTTCTCCGCGTGCTCTGCGGTGAAAGGTTGTGCGATGAGCAAGGTGGCGGCGCGCATCCGGCGGGTGAAGTACGGGCAGGGGCTGGCGGCGAACCTGACGCAGCGGGCGGCGGCGCTGGCGGCGGGGTACCGGGAGTGCCCGAGCCTGGACGCGCTGGCTTCGAAGCTGGCGAAGCACCCGGAAGTACAGGCGGAGATCGCGCGTTGCCAGGCGGCGAGCCGCGCAAAGGCGGTGGCGAAGCGGCGGCGGGCGCTGGAGATCCTGACGCAGCAGCTCGAGTTCGACCTGGGGCCGTACATCGAGGAATACGAGGCGCCGGTGCTGACCCTGACGGGCCAGGCCCTGGGCGCGGATGGAAAGCCGATGATGCAGAAGAAGCTGCGCATCGACGTGAAGAAGATCAAGGAGGACAAGAAGGCGCATCTGCTGGCGGGGCTGGAGATTCGCAAAGACGGCAGCATCAAGTTCAACCTGCACGACAAGCAGGGCGCGATCGACCGGCTGGCGAAGCTGCGGGGGTGGAACAAGCCGGAGAAGGTGCAGCACAGCGGGAGCGTGGGGCTGGGGCGTGACCCGGCGCAGATGACGCAGGCGGAGATCGACGCGGAGCTGGCGGCGCTGGAGCGGGCACGGGCGCCGCAACGGCGCCACGAAGACACGAAGAAGTGAAGCCGCACGAGGAAAGGAACGTATGATAGCACGTGTTTTTCCAAGAAGGACCAAGGCAACCCCTACAGATGCACTTTCATTCTGTGGGCCGCCCGACCTTTTCGCGGGCACGCTTGGGATAACGGAGGTTCATGTTTCTGTTGTGTTTACCTGGGATATTGAGCGTGGGCAGGCGTTACGCACCGCATGGGAGCGCATTGCTCCAGCCAAGATCGGCGGCCCGGCGCTAGGGCAGCGTGGAGAGTTTTTTGAGCCAGGCAAATATCTGCGGCGCGGCTATACGATTACGAGCCGCGGGTGCCCGCGCGACTGCTGGTTTTGCCGAGTTCCCAAAGTGGAAGGCCGCCTACGGGAATTGCCGATCGTGCCAGGCTGGAAGGTGCAGGATGATAACTTATTGGCAACAAGTCGGGCCCACTTCAGCTCTGTTGTTAATATGCTAAAGGAACAACCAGAGCCGGCCGAGTTCACGGGCGGTTTAGAGGCGCTGCTTTTGGAGGACTGGCACGTGGAAGGGCTCGCGAGTCTGAGCCCTAAGCCGACCTGTTTTTTTGCTTACGACCCTGGCGATAAGCTGGAAACGCTTGAAATTGCGGCCAAGAAAATGCTATCTGCAGGGTTCACTACTGCAGGGCACAGGCTTCGTTGCTACGTTTTGATTGGCTGGCCGGCCGATAAGATTGAAGACGCCGAGCACCGTTTAAGGCAGATGCTCGCAATCGGGTTTACGCCCATGGCAATGCTTTGGAGAAACCCCAGAAGTGGGCTGCCTATTGCAGATGAGTGGCGACGTTTCCAGCGGGAGTGGGCACGCCCCGCGATCATCCATAGTAGGTAGTTCTCCGTGTGCTCTGTGAATTAGGTGGTGAGCTTATGACCACGGCGCTGCTGAACCGGCGGGCGTTGGCGCTGGAGCGGGAGCGGGCGCTGCGGGCTCGGGACCCGCTGCTGGCGGCGTTCCGGTCGGCCACGGCCGCGCAGCGGGGCTGGATCGAGAGCACGGCGCGCGAGAAGGGCGCGGAAGGCGGCAACCAGAGCGGCAAGACGCGCTCGGTGATCGTGGATTTCCTCTTGCAGGCCTTAGGGATCCATCCTTCGCGCCGCTGGGTTCCGCCGGTGCCCGGCGCGACGTGGAAGGGCTGGTATTCGACCACCACCTACCAACTGTTCGCGGAGCAGGGCTGGCACCACATGCGCAGCCTGCTGCTCTTTGCCGGCGAGCAGGTGCCCAAGAGCGGCGCGCAGACGCGGCGCATCGTGGAGATCGGCTGGGACAAGAAGAGCCCCGAGCGCGTGAAGTACCTCAAGCTGAAGCGCGAGGACGGGCACCTGGCGGAGATCTACATCAAGAGCTACGACCAGGGCCGGCAGGAGTTCCAGTCCGCCGAGGTGGACTACCTGGCGCTGGACGAGGAGTGCCCGGAGGAGATCTACGAGGAGGCTCAGCCGCGCATCCTGCGCCGCGGCGGGCAGATCGGGGTCGGGGCTACGCCCGTCGAAGGGGTGCAGTGGCTGGAAGAGCTGCGGGCTCGAGCGGAGAAGGGCGACCCGGACGTCTTCCATACCCGGTTCAGCACGATCGACAACCCGAGCCTGTCGCCTGCGGACCTGTCCAAGCTGGTGAAGCGCTTCGAGGGCCGGCCGGACCTGGCGCGGTTGCGGCTCGAAGGCTACCCGGTGGTGGACGAGGGCAAGGTGTATCCGGACGTGATCTTTAACGTGCCGGGGCGGATCGTGAAGCCGTTCACCATCGGCGGCGAGTGGGCCAAGTACCGGGGGATCGACCACGGGGTGCACGTCTGCGCGGGGCTGTGGGTGGCGGTGGCGCCGGGGCGGAAGAAGATCGCGCTGTACCGCGAGTACTACGGCGAGGACGTGGAGCCGGTGGTCGGGCGGGGCCTGGATGAGCACGGGGTGCCGCTGGACCGGGGCAACGCGGCGAACATCCGCATCTTAAGCCAGGAGGACGGCGGGGAGCACATCTACCAGGAGAGCATCATCGACAAGGCGACCCTTGGTAGTGGGCAGGAGACGGGCACGCCTTTGATCGAGCTGTGGGAAGAGGCGGGGGTGCGCTGCGAGGCCTGCCCGGACAACCGGCTGGAGCCTGGGATCGAGCGGGTGAAGAACCTGATGGCGGAGCGGGCTCCGGATGGTACGCCGCTGCTGGTGATCTTCGATACATGCACGCACTACCTGCGCGAGCGGCGGCTGTACAGCCGGCAGCCGCGGCGGGAGAAGGGCGACGACGGGCCGATGCGCCCGGTAAAGCGGGTGGACCACACGCAGGACGTGCTCAGGTACCTGGTGGCGCTGGGGCTGGAGCCCGCGGCGCCGAAGCCGCCGCCGGTGCCGCCGCAGGGCACGATCGGGCGGAAGTTCTGGGAGCAGCGGAACCGGAAGGTGCGAAAGAGCACGCTGTAAGGGCTTATTCACCGCAGCGTTCGCAGAGGACGCGGAGAACAGCTACGACTTGAGGATGCTGGCGCCGAAGCCCGGCGGGGTGGGCGTGTAGGGCTTGGGTTGCCAGGCTTTGTTGATGGTGGGGAGGTGGACGCGCCAGCGGTGGCCGGCTTTGGTGGCGCCGGGGAGCTGGCCGCGCTGGGCGAGTTTCCGCAGGGACTGCCACTTATAGCCGAAGATTTTGGCGGCCTCACGCAGGCTGAGGTATTCGCTTGCAGGCGGCTGGCTCATCTTGTTCCTTTGCAGGTTATGCAGGTATTGCACTTTTCGAGCCGCGAAGGTGGCTCAATGTGGCTTAATGCGGGCTAATCGTCCCATCTGCAAGCAAAAAAAATTGCATAAAGCGAAAGTCCGCCGGAAGAGTACAGGCTGACGAAGTTAAGTACGGCCAAGGCCAGCGGCGAGGGTGAGGTGTGAGCTTTGGGCAAGCACCGTCACCTCTTGCCGCGGGTCCGGCTCCTGAAGCAGGAGCGGGGCCTATGGCCTTGGGCGGGCTGCCGAACATCTTAACGCAGGGGATGCTGCAGGCGCCGGGGTTTGGCGAGGACGACTGGCGGAAGGTGATCGAGGCGGCGGAAGCGCACGCGGTCAGCACCAAGGCGGAGACGGACGACCTGATCCGGCAGTTCAAGGACGGGATCTTAAGGACCAGCGAGGGCGGCGAGGTGAGCGCGAATTTCGCCTTCTCTTACATCACCATGCTGATGGCGTTCCTCATGGGCGGCGGAGCGCCGTCGCCGGAGATCGAGGCTCGAGATGTGGACGGCGGCGGCGGCGAGGTCTTCATGCCGCTGGTGCAGATGGGGATGTTCCCGAACCCTGATGAGGCCCGGCGGCAGTTTGCCGACGCGATCGAGCAGGAGCAGGGCTACGCCTACGAGAACGCGGGCAGCGAGTACCACAACCTGGCGGCGCTGTTTTATGGGCTGGTGCAGGGCCAGGGGATCATCAAACTCAGCTATGACGTGGAGCGCGGCCTGGACCGGGCCGACGCGCTGTGGAACAGCGAGTTCTACGCCGACCCGAACGCGCGCTACTGCCTGCCGCAGGCGCAGTACGTGGTGCAGACGTGCGTGTGGCCGCTGGAGCAGGCGCGCAAGTTCTTCGAGGCTCGGGGCGTGCCGAAGATCGAGCCGAATTATAAGCTGGGTCAAGGCGAGGGCCTGGCGGAGGCGAAGCAGGCGAAGGACAGCCCCGAAGGCGCGCTGAAGGACCTGTACAAGTTCCACGAAGTGTGGGCGAAGGAAGGCGACCAGCGGGTGCTGATGTACTTCGAGGGCATCAGCAAGAAGCTGCTGGCGCCCAAAGGTCCCTGGCCGTTCCGGCTGGACCGCGACGAGTTCCCCTTCAGCCAGCTCTGTTTCAACCGCCAGTACCTCAAGCTGACCGACGGCTTCAGCGACTTGCAGGTGACGAAGGGCCTGCAGCGGTCCTATGAGGCGTCGGTGACGTTCATCGACAAGCACACCAAGCGCAGCCGGGCGAAGAAGGTCATGGCCGACAAGGGCATGATCGATGACGACCAGATGAACCTGCTGGAAGACCCGGACGACATGAAGTTCATCCCGGTGAAGGTGCCGGCGGGCAAGCAGCTCACCGATTGCGTGCGGGTGATCGACTTCAACAGCGGCAACGATGCGGACATGGAGGTGGCCAGCGGGCTTAAATCCATCATAGACGAGATCTGGGGCCAAGACGAGCTGCTGCGCGGAGCCGACGCCGGCGGCAAGGAGATGACGGCGCGCGAGGCGATGGTGCGCGACGCGAACAGCAAGCTGCGAACGGGCCGGCGGCAGAAGATCCTGGACGGCTTTTTGGCCGACCAGACGCGCAAGCGGGTGATGATCGCGCTGCAGTTGGTGGCTCCGGAGAAGCTGGCGCGGATCGCGGGGCCGCAGGCGGCGCTCTTGTGGAGCCTGCACGGGGCCGACCCGGAGGACATCACGGCCGAGTACAGCATCGGGGTGACGGCCGGCAGCACCAGCGAGATGCACAAGCAGGAACGGCTGGAGCGCATGGGCAAGTTCTACGAGCGGGCCAAGGAAGCGAACCAACTCTACAATGCCACCATCTACAACCTGATCGAGATCGAGACGGCCATCAGCAAGATCGACGGCATCCGCAGGCCGGAGCAGTACCAGAACCCGCAAGCCGTAGCCGCGATCGAGCAGAACGGGGGCGCGCCTATTCCTATGGGTCCGCCACCGGGGGCTCCCATGCCCAGAGGACCTGGACCGGGGCCGAAAGGTCCGCCTCAGGGTCCGCCGGGCGGAGGGCTGCCGGCATGAGCAAGGCGCAGCGGCAGGCGGAGATCGAGCAGGGGCGCGGGCGGCCGCAGAACGCAGGCCCGGGCCACGTGAGGTTCCGGCTGAACGGGCGCGAGGTGAGCCGGGCGGAGTTCCTGCGCAACCGGCAGGGCATTCCTGAAGCGGGCACGCGCGTGCAGGCTCCGCAGACGGACAAGCTCTTTGAGGGCCAGTGGGACCACGGCCTGGGGGTGCGCTTGCAGAGCCGTGCTCACCGGCGCGAGGTGATGAAGCGCCCGCGGGGCCAGGACGGGTCGAGGTTCGCGGACGGTCTGGTGGAGGCGGTCTGAGCATGGCCAACGAGCACAAGAAGTGGGTGGAGGCGCAGGGGTACCGCTTCACGGGGGAGCGCCGGCAACTGAAGGCGGGCGAGTACTACTACCGCCCACCCGACGAGACGGTGAAGGAGCCCAAGATCATCGGCCCGGTGGGAGAGCCCAAGCAAGACGAAGCGCCGCAGATCATCGTGCGGCCGGTGGGTGAATATAGTCCCGAGGCGGAGGCCGAGCCGAAAGCGAAGCCCGCGTCGAAGCCCAAGCCGCCGGAGCCGGAGCCTGAAGCGGAAGCGCCGGTCTCGGTGAAGGCGCTGCAGGAGCAGTTGCGCCGGGCGGAGCAGGCTCAGGGGAAGACCAGCGCGGCGGCGTGGGCGCTGCGGGACGAGATCAGCCGCGCCAAGAAGGCGAAGGCGGCGGCGAAGTAGGGCGAAGCAGGGCCAAGAGATTCCGGCCCCTGGCCGAGGCGCACCGGCAACCCTCCATGGGAGGCCCCGGTGACGCAGGCGAGGCAACCCGGATGGAGCGCCAAACGAGCCCCGGCAGGTCCGGCAACCTCGCGCGGCAGAGAGGGCGTGCAGCATGGCGGACGAAGACGTAGGCGGCGCAGGCGCAGGGGACGCCGGCAGTGCCGTGGCGGAAGCGCCGCGCACTGGGGCGGACCTGGCGCGGGCGTTCGAAGCGGCGCCGGACGGCGAACCGGAAGCGGTGGTGGACCCCACGCAAGTAGGGCGCGCGGGGCAAGCACCGGCGGGAGTTCAGGCCGGCGCAGCCGCGGCAGGGGCGGGTGGTGTGCAGGCGGGCTGGGAGGCTCAGGCGTTGCCGCCGGGGCATCCGGGCTTGCAGGCGGGCCTAAGGACCTGGGGCGACCTCAACAAGCGCTACCAGAGTTCGAGCCACGAAGTTCGGCATTACCAGCAGCAGGTGCAGCAGCAGACGGAGCTGGTGGCGGAGTACCGGCAGTTGATCCGGGCGATGGACGCGGAGCTGAAGAAGGGCCCGGGCGCGGGCATCGGCCAGGCAGTGGGCGGGCAGGGCCGGCCGCAGCAGCCGGGCCAAGGCCAGCAGCCGATTCCGGGCTTCGATTCGCTCGAGCAGTACAGCTTTGAGATGAAGCAGAACCCCGGCGCGACGCTGCGCAAGATGATCCAGGCGGCGGTGCGCGAGGACAAGGGGCTGGGCAAGGAAGTGCTGGACCCGCTGGTGCAGGAGCGTTTGCAGCCGCTGCAGATGGACGCGGAGCTCCGCGGGGTGCAGGCGGCGGGGGCGCAGTTCTTTGCCGAGCACCCGGAATGCCGCAGCGCGGAGCACCCGGTGGCGATCGCCATGAACCAGTTCATGCAGAGCAAGGGCTGGCTGCGGGACGATCCGCGCACGGGTGAGAAGGGGCTGGTGAAGGCGGCGCGGATGCTGCAGGCGCTGGGTGAGGACCCGTTCAGCTACGCCTTTGCGAAGGTGGCGCCGCAGTTCCAGGCGGTGCAGGCGCAGCAGGTGAAGGCGGCCGAAGCAAAGCTGGGCGAGAAGCGCGCGACCGCGGGTACGGCGAGGCCCGGCACGGCGGGCCACGGAGTGCCGGCGAAGCGCACGCCGGGGCAGGGATTTGGAGCGGTGGCGGCGGATCTGCAGGCCAATGGGGTCGAGGTGGATCCGAAGTGGGCCAAGATGCTGGAGAGTTCGTACCAGAGCCTCGTGCGGTGACGGCCGGTTGACTGGTTGGCTGGTTAACTCGTTGGCTGGTCTCCGTGCGTGGGGTGTGCGGGCAAGGGTGCCCGCACCACAAACAAGGAGACCGGAACCATGCCTGACATTGGAGCTTTTTTCACCGCGACGCTGAAGCGGCAGATCGTGCCGGACATCAGCGACACGATCCTGAAGGAAAACTGCTGGCTGCGCTTTTTGAACGAGAAGAAGGCGCTGCACTTCGGCAAGGGCGGCGACGGCGGGCAGTTCCGCGTGCGCAAGACCGCCAGCGCGATCGGCGGCGCCAGCAGCGACTGGGGCACGCAGAACCTGCAGACCACGCAGCCCTTCGACACGGCGACGTTCGCCTATAAGCAGTACCGCTGGCCGTTGGTGGTGTCGGGCTTCCAGAAGCGCCGCAACGAGAACGCGGGGCCGGAAGCGAAGATGTTCGACATGTGGATGGAGCAGGTGGCGGAAGTGCGCCAGGCGGCGATCGAGCGCATCGGGCGGCACATCTACACCGGTTCCGGCACCGACTACACCGGCGACCTTTCGGGCCAGCAGATCGACGGCGCCGAGCAGATCATCGACAATGACAACACCTACCTGGGCTTCGCTCGCGCGAGCAACAGCTGGTGGCAGGCGCAGCTCCTGACCTGCGGCGACGGCACCACCGCGGGCGGAGCCATGGCCGACCCCACGGCCGAGGGCAACACGCTCTTGCTCCAGAAGATGAACCAGATGTGGGTGACGTGCAGCCAGGGCGGCAAGCAGACCGGCAAGGGGATGATGGACAAGCTGGCGCAGCAGAAGGACGTGCCGGACTACATCATCACCACGCCGACGGGCTTTCAGTACTACCAGCGCAGCCTGCAGAGCCAGCAGCGCTACGTGGACCCCAAGGCCGACGCGGCGAAGCAGCTCGCGTATCAGGGCTACGCGCTGGAGTGGGACACGTTCGTGCCCACCGGCACCGTCCTGGGCCTGGCCGACGCCGACACGCAGGTGATGTACTTCCTGAACAGCAAGTGGATCGACTTCGACTGCGTGGGCGACAGCCTGCTCGAGGTGCTGGACGAGCAGAAGATCATCAACCCCTGGTCGTACGTGTACCTGATCGGCGGGCAGTACCAGCAGTACAGCCGCAACCCGAGCCGCTTGGGGCGGTTGCTCTTCGCTTAACGGCAAGGGACGAGTGACGCGGGGCGCGGGACGGGGAACTGAACCGCATAAAAAGGAAACCAAGGAAAAGGGACACGAACATGCAGATCGAAATGCTTTTGGGCACGCTGACGGACGTGTACACCGCGGCTCAGGCGAACAGCCTGGGGGTGGTGGTGGGCACGCGCTACTACGACTTCGCGCGCAAGGGGTGGTTCATCTTTCTGATGAACAACGCGGCGACGGCGATCACGGAGAAGCTGGTGGCGGTGGCGCTGGGCACGGACAAGTCCAGCTACTACTGCGCGCTGGCCGCGGCCACGGCGAGCGTGATGGGCTTTGCCGGGGTGCGCGTGAGCGGGGCGGATTCGCTGGCGCAGAACTACTACGGCTGGTTCCAGTGCACGGGCAAGGCCACGCTGGTGGCGGGCAGCGACACCACCACGGCGGACGAGCGCGTGACCACGAGCAACCAGGCCGCGGGCAAGGTGGAAGCCTGCGCGGACACCGTGGCGGCGCACAAGGCCAGCTTCGGCGAGGCCGTGACGACCACCGCGAGCGGCGACGTGGTGGTGATGCTGGACCGGAACGTGTGGGGCATCTAAGCGGCTTTGTGGAGAGCGGGCAGAGACGCCCGCCCCACTAAACCAAGAACCCAACCGCCGCTGGGTGAACCTTCGCCCAGCGGCACATCAACCTTCAAAGGGGAGTAAAGCCATGAAGAGCCTTTTCAAATGCTTTGCGATGCTGGCGCTGACGTGCGCGCTGGCGGGATCGCTTTGGGCCGCGGATAAGCCGGGGTCGAGCCAGCGCTTTCCGTTCAGCGGGGTAACGTCCACCACGGCGAGCGGAAACATCACGCTGGTGTCCGGCGTGTCGGCTCCGTTCCAGGCCATCGACCCGAACGGCAGCAACCGCAACGTAACGCTGCCGAGCGAGGCGGCGAACGCGGGGTTGTACTACATCATCAGCAACGTGGGTTCGGCCAACACGCTGGTGGTGAAGGACAGCGGGGCGAGCACGATCAAGACCCTGAACCCCGGCTGCCTGGGACTGTTCGTGTGCACCGGGGCCACGTACACGGGGCAGATCATCACCAGCGACAGCGTGAGCGCGGCGACGGTGACGACGCTCACGGCGACCACGGGCAACTTTAGAGCCAGCGGGACCGCCGGCACGGTGAACGTGTACCCGACCACGGCCAGCAAGGGCAAGATCACGATCGCGGCGGTGGACAGCGCGGCGGACTACACCATGACGCTGAGCAACGCGTCGCTGGGGCAGTCGAGCGTGATCACGATTCCCGACCCCGGCGCGGCCACGGATACCTTTATGACGCTGGCGCCGGCTCAGACGGTGACCGGCTGGAAGGTGTTCAGCGCGGGGATCAAGAAGCGCGCGGCCACGCAGACGGTGACCGACAGCACCACCTTTGCGGCGGACGACACGCTGAGCGTCTCGGTGGTGAGCGCGCATAAGTACGCGTTCCGCATCGTCTACTTCTTCACGACGGTGAACAGTTCGGGCGTGAAGATCGACCTGAACGGCGGCAGCGCCACGGTGTCGAGCCTGCAGGGCGCGGTGCTGATGTGGAACCTGACCACGCCGGCGCTGTTGGCGACGGGCACGGCGGAACTGACGGCGCTGAACACGGCGGTGGGCATCACGACCAGCGGCACGAACGACATGGTGGAGATCAACGGGACCTTCGTGGCTTCGAGCACCAACACCTTCGCGCCGCGGTTCGCTCAGAACGCCGAGACCGGCGCGGCCGAGAGCGTGGTGGCGAAGGCGGGTTCGTACATGGTTGTCTGGGAGACGCCCTAACGGCTGAACTTTAGTTCGTAGTTTAGGGTTTGTGGTTCCGGGTTAACTGCAAACTACGAACTACAAACCAGGAACCCGGAACTGAGGAGTAAGCCATGGCGCGCGAGGTGTACTTTGTGCCGGGGTATGCGGATTCGATCCTGGATGAGGTGCTGGCGGTCACGGCCTACGCGCTGAGCGGGGCGCAGAACGACCTGGCGCTGATCGTGAACGCGGGCGACACGATCTTTGACCTCACGCCGGCGGCGGCGCTGAACATCACAGGCATCGTGGCTCCGGCGGCGGGCACCGAGAAGGTGATCGTGCTGCGCAACAAGGGCGCGGTGACGATCACGCTCAAGCATGCCGATGCCGGCAGCGCGGCGGCCAACCGGCTGACCTGTCCCGGCGCGGCGGACGCGTCGCTACTCCGCGGGGGCGAGGTGGCGCTGGTCTACAACGATGCCACGAACACCTGGGACGTGGGCGCGCTGGTGCCGCGCAGCGGGTTCAAGCTGGCGGTGAACAAGGCGGCCAACGCCGGCGCGATCGTGCTGCTGGACAAGCGCTGGTGGACGGTGAAGCACATGGCCTTCGAGAGCGACGGCAGCACGGCGGTGACGGATGCGCTGTACCTGGCGCACGGGCTGACGATCCCCACGGCGAGCTACGCGGCGGACACCGCGGCGAAGCGCGCGAGCAAGCAGATCGCGGCGTCGGAAGAGGCGCTGGTGCAGATCAAGCGCGGCGAGCAGGCGATCTGGTTCCTGGCGGGCTCCGGGGTGACGACCAACCTGGTGGCGAACTTCCGGCCGAACGAAGGCGGGTATGGGCTGAACCGATAACCCGGAGGCGGACATGCTCTTGCTGACGGGGCGGAGTCGGGCGCAGCACGGTGTGAACTACGGCACGGCGCTGGCGCTGAAGCTGGCGGCGAAAGCCTACTACAACTGCGCCGAATCAGCGGGCGCGAACTTCACCGACAGCAAGGGCGGCCTGGACCTCACGCAAAGCAATGCGCCCGGCGCATCGGGCGGATACCGGACCTTTGCCACGGCGAGCAGCCAGAAGGGCGAGCGCGCCAGCAGCGCAGCCCTACAGGCCGCGGGAGACTTTGGGGTCTTTGGCTGGGTGAAGGTCACCAGCCACGTGGACTATGCGGGACTCGTGACAAAGTACGATGGAGGAGCCGGGCAGGCTGAATTCGGGCTCTACATTCCCACCGGGACCAATGCGATCCGCTTTGCCTTGATGACGGCTGGCGGGCTGCCCACGGATCAAATCGACAGCCTAGTGAATGTGGAAGATGGCGCGGCGCACAGCTTCGCGGCTTGGGTGACGGGTGCCACGATGTACCTCAAGGTGGACGCCGAGGCCACGGTCAACGCGGGCTTCGCGGGCTCGACGGTGGGGCGCACGGCGCCCTTTAGGTTCGGATCGCTGGATGGCGCGGGGTTCTTCCTCGACGGCGCGCTGCGGATGATCGGGTATTTCAGCACCGGATTCAGCGCGGCACAGATCACGTACCTGAAGAACGGCGGCAGCGGCAAGACCTGGGCGCAGATTGTGGCCGACGCGGCGTAAGGAGGCTTGGGCTATGGCGGAAGAGGACGAGAGCGGGCGGATCACGCGGCGGCACGCGGCGGTGCTCACTCATGACGACCTTTCCCGCATCGAGCGCTCCATCGACAGCCTGCGCAAGGACATCCGCACGGACTTTCAGAGCCTGCTGGAGGCGGTGAAGGAACTGAACGACCGCCACGCGGCGCTGGACGTCTGGAAGGCCACCATCGACCTGCGGCTGGCCGGAGGCGTGGAGAAGATGAACGCGCTACAGAAGCAGATAGAGGGCTGCGTCGAGAAGAAGATCGTGCTGGCGTACCTGGCGGGCTCGGCGGTGGGCGGTTCGGCCATCACGGCGCTGGTGATGAAGGCGCTGAGCGCGGGGACGGGTGGACATTGAACCGAGGTTGGCTGGTTTTCTGGTTGGCGGGTTTGCTGGCGCTGCCGGGCTGCGTGGGGGACCACCAAGGCCGGCAGGATGTCAGCCAAGGGCAAGCACCGGCGGGCAGGGACGCCCGCCCCACCGGGCCTAACCGGAAGCCGGTGCTGGAGGACCTGCCGGAGAGCCGGGGCGAGCTGACCGAGGCGCTGCGCAAGATCGACGCGAGCACGCAGAGCAGCAACAACGCGACGCAACAGAGCCTGAGCGGGCTGGGGTTGCAGGTGGGCAAGGTGGCGGAGCGGGTCGACGCGGCGCTGGTGAAGTTCGAAGCGGACGTGCAGGTGAGCATCCGGCAGGAAGTGGCGGCGCAGTTCGAGAGCAACATCAAGGCCAGCCTGGAAGCCAAGGCCGAGGTAGAGGCGCGGGTGCAGGCCAAGGCGTTCAGCGACTTCTGCCTGGAGCTGCGCAACGAGCTGCGCGTGCAGGCTCAGGCGCAGGCGGCGGCCGCGGCGACGGCTCAGGGGAATGCGGTGGCGGCGCTGAGGAGTGAGATCAGCCAGAGCACGGCGACGCTGACGGCGGGGCGGGACAACATCCAGATCACGCCGGAAATGATGAAGGTGCTGCTGGCCTCGATCGGGAGCATGGAGAGCACGGCGCTGGCGGTGGTGGGGATCGTGATCGGCTGCATGAGCGCGGCCACGGGCATCGTGGCGCTGTTGAGCCGCTACCACAGCCAGGACCTGAAGGTGTTCGCGGGCGTGGCCGAAGATGCGATCGATGAGGGGCAGAGGAACAAGGAGACGAAGCGTGTACAGCCGAAGAGTTAAATGGTTCGCTGGTTGGCTGGTGATCTGGTTGGCCGGTTTGCTGGTGCTGCCGGGCTGCAAGAACATCGACGCGGGGATGCTGGGGCAGATCAAGGGGTTGGCGGAGTCGAGCTTGCCGCTGGCGCAGGACTTCGCGGCGGTGCTGCCGAAGATCACGGCGAAGGACGAGCCGAACGCGGCGGCGGTGAACCGTTTTCTGGTGAGCCACCAGGCGTCGCTGGCCAAGAGCGCGCGGGCCTGGGCGAATCTCTACAAGGCCGCGCAGTCGGGCAAGCTGAGCAACGCGGCGCTGAAGGATGCGGTGGACGATGCGGAGAGTTCGGCGCTGGAGCTGCGGACGTGGAACGCCTTCGTGCCGTTCCTCAACGTGAACGCCGACTTTGCCGCGGCTCATACGCAGGCGCTGGCCGACCACGAGGCGCAGGTGCAGGCTCTGGCGGAGAAGGCGCAGGCGCTGCTGGCGAAGGCCAAGCCTGCGACGGCGCAGCCCGCGGCGGAGGTGGTTCCGGCGACGCCTCAGCAAAAGGTCGAGGAGTAGTACGAGAAGAAGCCCTAGCCAGGAGAAGCCATGGCGACGCAAGCGCAGTTGATCGGGAAGCAGTTGGCCGACGCGAGCACCGCGGCGGCGCTGCAGTTCATCACGGATCACGCGGCGGACGTGAAGGTGCTGGGCGAAGACAAGGTGGCGGCGTTCTTGAAGGCTGCGTTTCACGACGCGCTGCCGCTGCCGGTGCTGGCGGATAACCCCACGCCGGAGCACCTGGCCGACGTTCAGGAGGCGCTCGACGCCCGGCGCACGCAGTTCGACCTGGTGGCCGAGGCCGAGGCCACCGACGCGGAGATCGCGGCGCGGCTGAAGGCGGACGCGATCGGCGTGGCCAAGAAGCTGGCCGGCACGGCGGTGGGTCTGGCGCTGAGCGTGGGGTTCAAGGCGCTGATCGGAGCATGAGATCGAGAGCTTGGGCGCGGCATTGATGGGGGGTGAAACCGAAGGGCTTCTGTGCTCAAAGGTACCACTTTTGGGACGAACTCAGAGGACCCTTGATCAATCGCCCGGCCTGAAGACCGGGTGACCACGCGCTTAAGCGGCCTCGGCGAACAGGACCAAGACCCTCCTCCACCTGGTTTCGCCGGGCCGAGAATCGAAGGTGGGCATGCGGCGGTGGACCGAACGCACCATCCGCTACTGCCAGGCGTGCCGGAAGACGACGTACCAGCTCCGGCTGCCGAAGGATGATTTCTGGCGCTGCCGGACCTGTGGAGCGCTGCTGTACGAGAAGCCGCAGCAGAATGGGAACGGTGACGCATGTTCACGCTGGCGAACCTGAAGCAGGTGTTGAAGGACCGGGACTTTGACGACGGTTCAGACCGGGCGGCGCGGATCTATGTCAAGATCGCCAACCTGGCGAATGCAGCGCTGCGTGAGGCCGGGGATTGGGACTTCGACAAGGCCTATACCGACCTGGCCTTTCAGGCCTACTACACCACCGGCACGGTGAGCGTGGCGGCGGACGGCACCACCGTAACCGGCGTGGGGACGACCTTCACGCGGGCCATGGTGGGGCAGTATTTCCGCTTCAACGGCGAGGACCTGCAGTACCTGATCACGGGCTTTACCGACGCCACGCACCTGACCATCGAGAACTACGCCGGCGAGACGGACCTGAGCGCGGTGACGTACGAGATCACCGACGACCGGCAGGCGCTGCCGGCGCGCTTCCGCAACTACGCCTGGCCGGCGATGAACTACCGCCCCGTGCCGCGGCTGCTGCCGGAAAAGCTGGAGGTGATCCGTTCCTGGCGCAAGCTGTACCGCCAGATCAGCTTCCCCTGGTACTACGCCACCGAATGGTCGGACGTGGTGCTGCCGTACTATTCGGCCTCGCGGGCCGTGGCTTCGAACGTGGCGACGCTCACGCTGTTGAAGCCGCATAACCTGGCTCCAGGCGAGAGCGTGACCGTGGCCGGGATGGGCACGGGCGCGCTGAACGGGACCTTCACGATCATCGACACGCCCGGCCTGCGCAGCTTCACCTATGCGGCGGTGACCGGCGACCAGGCCACCACGGCCGACACCGCGGGCACGATCACGCCCGAGCGGCGCAAGCGGCCGTACATGTGGATCTACCCGAGCACCAGCGAGAAGCGGGTGCTGACGGTGCCGTACTTTTCCTGGCCGAAGGAAATGGTGAGCGACACCGACGACGCGGGGCTTCCGAACGTGGCCGCGGAGACGGTGCTGCAGGAGTTCGCGGTGGCGTACCTGTACCAGGTGCAGCGCAAGCCCGACGAGTACGCGCAGCAGTTGGCGCTGGCGAAGCAGAAGGCCGAGGAGAGCCTGGCGCAGTTCCGCAGCCAGGTGGAACGGCGCAGCCGGCAGGAGTGGACCCCGGAGAGCGAGAACGGGCTGCTGACGAAGCCCACGCCCTGGCCGAGCCTGGCGCCGGGCGAACCGAGGTTTATCTGATGCCCGAGCTGCAACTGATGCCCTTGAAGCTGGACCGGCGCAGCGCGCCCGAGGCGCTGGAGGCCAGCGACGCCCGGCAGTTACAGCGCGTCGAGACGAAGAAGCAGCCGGGCAACACCGTGCGGGCTCGCGGGCAGACTCGGGCCACCGGCGTGGATGCGGAGAGCACCAGCGTGCTGAACTGCGGGGTGTTCGAACGCGCGGATGGGGTGCGCCAACTGGTGTACGGCAACGCGAACGGGGACGTGAAGCTGGCGCTGACGGTGGCGCCGCAGAACAGCGACAGCGACTACGGGATCTGAGCATGGGTGAGCTGCTGGAACTTCCGATTCCCGTGCCGCGTTCGCTGGAGCGGACGTTTCATCCGTTGGTGCTGCCGCCGGACCTGGCGGAGACGCTGCAGCGGATGGACATCCTGGGCCTGCCGGGGCGCGGGGTCAGGGCGCGCGGGCAGAGCCGCTGCAGCGACGTGAGCAGCAGTTCCACCACCGTGAAGAACTGCGGGGTCTTCCAGCGGGCCGACTGCAAGCTGGAGCTGATCGACGCCAACGCCAACGGCGACGTGCGCTTGAGCACCGGCGGCTTCGGGGCGGTGATCGGGCAGCAGTGCGCGGGGCCGGCGCCGGACTGCACCGACCTCTTCCGGGACCCGGACGTGGACTGCAACCCGGGGCAGGACTGCGCGGCGGCGGCCGACAGCAGCGGGGCTCCGTACGACGTCGACTGGACCATCAGCACGGTGGCGGCTGGAAGCGCGTTCAGCTTTATCCAGTTCCCCACGGTGCGGAAGCTGGTGCGGGCCTGCGTGGGGGCCTACGACGGGCAGATCTACAAGCCGGCGCGGCTGCGGAACCGGATCATCAACAGCAGCGGCTACTGCGTGCTGGGGCAGTTCCGGGCGAACCTGGCGGGCCTGAGCTGCGGGCAGTTGCTCAAGTGGAGAGGCAACGGCGACTCGGGGCTGCCGGGCAGTTCGGCCGCGGCTTCGAGCGTGGTGATCTGGAGTTTCTGCCTGGAGAACGGCGCGACCTTGGACTGGGCGGTGGACTGGGCGGTGGTCGGGCAGGCTCAGGACTGCGGCGCGCTGGCTCTGGTGAGCGGGCTGCGCGCGACCTGGCGGTGCGCTCACGCGAGCCCCGACAGCCTGTGCAGCGGCAGCGCGCCGTGGAACACACTGACGGTGTGCGCGGCGTGCCCGTAGGGAGGTAGGCGCATGGGCGGGCAGACGGGCGTGGGTGCGATCGGCGAGCTGCCGGACATGCCGGGCGTGGAGGGCTACGCCGAGGTGGACCTGCGGCCTCCGAGCTTCAGGACCGAGCTGGAGGTGCGGACGGTGCAGACGGCCTGCCTGAGCTGCGACGAGAGGGACAGCCGGGGCGCGCGGCTGCTGACCTTTCATCCGGGCGGCGGGATCACCTGCGGCAAGTACAAGGGCGGGCAGTGCGGGAAGGATAGCGGGGACGGGATGGGCTGCTGCCTGAACTGGGCCTGGCTTTTAAAGAGCAAGCACTGCGACCGGGGTAAGTGGTAAATGGCTACAAACACGATCGACTCGGGGCGCAGCGGGTACCGGGAGCACTTCGCTCAGGTCGGACTGGTGGGCCTGTACGTCAACGGGCACGACGCCAACAAGATCGTGGACATCCGCAAGGGCACGGTGACGACGCTGGGCATCGCGGCGCCGGGCGCGGCGCCCATCGGGGCCGCGCAGGGCGCGGGCAACCTGGCCGGGACCTACAGTTGGCGGGTGCGCTGGAAGGACAGCAGCACGGGCGCGGTATCGCTGGCCTCGGCGATCTACACGGCCACGCCCGCGGCCAACACCTGGCGGATCACGGCGCCGGGATCTCCGCCGGCGCGGGTGACGCACTGGATTCTGGAGCGGACCGTGGCCGGGGGTTCGGTGTACTACCCGATCAACGTGGACAGCACCACGCCCGACGGCACACCCATTGCGACCACCACCTACGACGACAACCTGACCGACGGCACGATCCGCAACCGCAACGCTCAAGGGTTCAACAACAACCAGGGCCAGCCGCGGCGCTACCGGTTCTGTTGGAGTAATGGCGCGTACCTGTTCATGGGCGGCGGGCGGGTGCACACGCCGAACTGTTCGCTGACCAACGGCGCGGCGGCGCTGACGAGCACCGACGGCAAGTTCACCAGCGACATGGCGGGGCAGGAGTTCGTGGCCTTCGATGCCGACACTGACGGCAAGACCTACAAGCTGCTGACCTACGTGAACGCCAACAGCTTTACCCTGGCGGAGAACTACGCCGGCACCACCAAGGCGGTGCAACCGTGCAAGATCGCGGGGCGGCGGGACATCATGGCCTGGTCGGAGCCCATCGTGCCCGGGCAGCCCGGCACGGCGGAAGCCTGGGGCGCGGCGCTGCCGGGCGGCTTGCAGAATGAACTGCCGATCGGCAACGACGGCGAGCCGCTCACGGCGGGGGTCGGCCTGGGGCAGGCCGGCTGCCTGATCTGTAAAGAGCGCAGCATGTTCTACCTGAACTATCGGGTGCGCCCGAACCTGCCGCCCTTTGGGGATGGCCAGATCGTGCCGCTGCGGGCCTTGCGCGGCGCGGCCGGGCCGCTGGCGGTGAAGGCGCTCGAGGACCGCGTGTACGGCATGGATGTGTTCGGGATCTGGCGCCTGAGCCCCGGCGGCGAACCCGAAGAGATCGGCCAGGCGCTGGCCAACGACTGGAAGACGCTCAACTTCAGCAACCGGGATAACTTTCACATCGGCTTCGACGCGCTGTGGCGGGTGGCGTACTTCTTCGTCTGCGGCCCGGGCGAGACCTACCCCAAGCGCGCGTATCTGTGGGACGTGGACGGCGAGCGCTGGCTGGGATCGCGGACCTGGCCCTACGGGATCACCAGCAGTTGCAACCTGCCCGACGGCAATGGCGCGCTGCGGCTGTACATCGTGAGCGAGGCCGTGGGCGCGGCTCCGAGCTACGGCTGGTTCGATAACATTGGCACCAGCCTGGGGGCTCCGGCCACCGCCGCGAACCTAACCGGCACCGTGACGAGCGGCGGAGCGACGAGCCTCAACGATAGCGGCGCGGCCTGGTACACCAGCGGCGAGAAGCTGAAGGGCATCCCGGTAAAGCTGGTGCGCGCGGCGGATGCTTCGGAAGAGACGGTTTTGATCGAGACCAACACCGGCACGGCGCTGACCACCGGGGCCTGGGTGGGCACGGCGCCCGTGGCCGGGGATACGTACCAGATCGCGCCGGTGGAGACGAGCTGGAAGACGGGGCGGATCAGCGCTGGCGAAGGCACGCGCAAGAAGAAGTTCCGGCGGCTGGTGATCGAGCTGAAGTACACGGCCTCTGTGGTGCCGCTGAAGGTGCGGGCCTACTACGACGGGTCGAGCACGGCGTACAGCTACACCAGCGCGGCCAACGCGGAGAACGGCGTGACCTTCAGCGGGAGCGTGGCGACGATCACGCCGGTGAGCGGGAAGCTGCGCTACTACATCCCTTTGGATGGGAACATGAAGAACGACGTGCAGTTCGAGTTCTTCAGCAGCGCGCCGGGGCTGCCGTGGGAGTTGTTCAAGGCGGCGCTGCTGTACGAGGTGGACGACAAGGGCGACCCGAGCAAGGATTGACATGGCCTTAGACGCGGATACCCGGGAACTGATCGCCGAGCTGGTGAAGCAGCTCACGGCGGCGCAGCGCCCGAGCGCCGGGGCGAGCCTGGCGGGTTCGCCGCAGCAGAACAATGTGCTGATGGGCCGCGACCCGCTGACGGGGCAGCTCGTGCCGCTGGACGTGGACAGCGAAGGCGGGGGCCTGCGCGCCACGATGGTGGGCACGATCCCCAGCCTGACGGTGGGCAGCGTGACGCTGCCGACGCTGAACCCGCGGGGCCAGGGTTCGCTGGTGCTGGACGCCACGACCAAGAAGCTGCAGATCATCCTGGGCGGGGCGATCAGCACCAACCAGTTGCCGGTGACCGTCTGCTACGAGGATTGGACGTCCAGCGCGGTGACGCCGGGCGAGGCCGACACGGTGACCAACGGCAACACGGCCGTGGACATCGTGGCCGCGCCGGCGGCGAGCACCTACCGCACCGTGAAGGGCCTCTACGTTCAGAACGCCGACACAGCCGCGGCGACGGTGACGATCCGCTACAACAACAACGGGACCACTCGGGTGCTGTTTAAGGCCGTGCTGAGCGTTGGGGACATGCTGAGCTGGCACGACTGGGCCGGCTGGCAGGTGTTCGACGCGAGCGGCAACCTGAAGTTCCCGAACCTGAACATCACGGCGCCGGTGGGGCTGCGCGGCGACGGCGGGATACGCAAGCTGGCGGGGGTGCTGCTGGGCGCGGGCGACACGCTGATCTTTACGGCCGACCAGGCCTACACCGACGTGATGGTGATCTGCGCCAACGTGGACACGGTGACGCGGACCTTCCAGCTTTACCACGGCACGGTGAGCGACGCGAACATCATCAGCAACAAGAACCAGCAGATTGTGCTCACCGATCCGCCGCCCTTCTTCATGGGCATCGGCATGGCCAACGGTTCGGTGCTGCACGGGCTGTGCGATTCGGCCAACAAGGTGGCGGTGGCGGTGTACGGCGCACCCGTGACGGCGGGGGCCTAAGCCATGCGCAACGCTCACCAGGGGATTGGGCCGCCGCCTTCCAACATCCAGTCCTTGCTGGATAAGATCAGCAGCACGCAGGGGACCATTCTCTACCGGGGCGCGTCGAGCTGGGCGGCGCTGGCGGTGGGCACGGCCCTTCAAAAACTGATCACAAACGGAGCGGCGGCAAACCCGAGCTGGGCATCCGACCGGGAACTGCTCACCGCGGCGCGCACCTACTACGTCCGCACCGACGGCAACGACAGCAACACCGGTCTGGTGAACTCGGCCGGCGGCGCGTTCCTGACCGTCCAGCAGGCGATCAACACGGCCTCGGGGCTCGACAACGGCGGGTACGATGTCACCATCAGCATCGCCACCGGAACGTACACCGGCGCCAACACGCTCAAGAGCTTCCTCGGCTCCGGCAAGATCATCATCGTGGGCGACGAAACCACGCCTTCCAACGTGGTGATCAGCACCACGAGCGCCAACTGCTTCACGGGCTCGAACGTGCTGGGCGTCTATTCGCTGCGCGGCATGCGGCTCAAGGCGGCCACGAGCGGCGACGGCATTCACGTTGACAACTGCAACGTCGAGTTTCAGAACCTGGACTTTAACGTCTTCGTGGCTGGCGTCGGCATCCACATCAAGGCGAGCCTCGGCGCGTTCGTGCTGGCCACGGGAAACTATTCGATCACCGGAGGCGGGTATTACCATATCTTCTGTTACGGCGGCGCCATTGTGGATATTAACTCCCGCACGGTGACGCTGACCGGCACGCCGGCCTTCACGATCACCGCGTACGTTCAGGAGATCTCCTACTTCTCTTGCTGGTCCACGACGTTCAGCGGCAGCGCGACGGGCCAGCGCTACAATGTGATTGGAAACGGCGTGATCTTCACCAACGGCGGCGGCGCGAACTTCATCCCGGGCAACTCGGCGGGCGCCACCGCCAGCGGAGGCCAGTACCTGTGATCGACTACATCTTCGACGCCGAAGCGCAGGCTTTTAATCTGCCGCTGCTCAAGCAGGAGCTGGCCGGGTACCAGGCCGCGGTGGAGATCCGGCAGACGCGGCGGCTCGACGGAACGCTCGGCGCAAAGATGCTCTTCGTGAGCATCCCCGACGATCAGGACCCGAAGGGCTTGGACGATCTGATCGCGGCGCACGATCCGGCCAAGGAACCGACCGCCGAGCAGAAGCTGGCCGTGGTGGCGCAGGCCTTCGACGCGGATCTGGACGCCGCCAAGGTGAAGGTGCTGCACGCGCTGGCCATAGGAGCGAAGCCCGATCCGCAGTATGTGGCGATCCTCGAAAAAGCCGCGGCGCAGGTGGACGCGGCGGTGGCGGCGGAGATCGCGCCGGCTCCGGTGGAAGAGATCAAGCCGGGGTAGGGGCTATTTTTTTAGAAAAGCTAGGGTAAATTCAGGGCGGGAGGTGTGCAATGGGTGACGCGACCAGCATGGGCACGGGCTACCTGCCCACGGCGTACCAGATGCAGTACGGCGTGCCAATGTACGGCAGCCCGGCCTACCAGGCCGCCACGGCGCTGCCGCCGTGGGCGCGGGGGGGCTTGGGCGGCGGAGGCACGGGCGCCACCGGAGCCGGAGGCGCGGCGCAGCCGCCGAACGTGCTGCAGCTCGAGGACCAGAACTACCAGAACGTGCTCAGCCAGATGCAGGAAGGGCTGAAGGACAACCCGGGCCTGAGCAACGCGGACCAGGAAGCGATCATCAACAAGGGCACGGACGAGATCAACGAGAGCGAGCGCGCCGGCGCGGCCAACCTGACCGCGCAGAGCCTGGCATCCGGCGGCGGAGCCGTGGGCGGCGACGCTTCGGCGGGTCTGCGCGACCTGACCACCAACTTTGCCGGCCAGCGCGCGGGCGAAGCCCGAGAGGTACGCACCGAGGCCGCCAAGCAGAAGGCGAGCCTGCTCCAGGGCCAGCGCAACCAGATGCTGGAGTTCATGGCCAAGGGCAACCCGAGCTGGAACTACGCCCTGTCCGGCGGCGGCGGTGGTGGGGGTGGTGGCGGCGGTGGTGGTGAGAGCTGGCACATTGGAGGCGGCGGCGGCGTCAGCGGACAGCAGATGAACCAGCAAAGGGCGGCCGACGCGGCCAGTGGCAAATACACGTATCAGCCCGGATCAAACATCCGCCGGGACCCCAGAACGGGGCTTCCGGTCTAAGCGAGGTGACGCATGGCGAGCATGTTTGACATTATGAACCCGCGCTACGCTTTCGGCGGGCAGGCCTCGGCCACGGACGAAGACCCGGGGCCGCAGCCCGACGACGAGGAGCAGCAGCAGCGCTGGGCGCGCGAGCGCGCCGAAGCGAAGGCGCGCAAGGCATCCTGGGCCGCGGCGAACCCGAACTACGCTCAGGAGAACGGCTGGGCGGCGCCCAAGAGCGCCTTCCCGGAGCCGGGCTTCGAGCTGGAGAAGCCCGACGCGCCGCCGCAGGCCGAGGCCGATCCCTGGAACAGCTTGAAGGAACGCGCGGCGGGGGTGCCGTGGCGCGGGCCCAAGCCGCCCAGCGTGCTTAGTTCGGAACTGCTACAGCACCTGCGCGAGCGGGCTCAAGGTGGAGATCCGGACGCGCTGGACGCGGCCAAGGCATACGTGGACCGACTGGAAGGGTTCAAAGGCCCGACGGCTCCGGAGAGTACCTACCGCGGCGCGCTGGGCGAGCACGAGGCCGGCGGGCACGCGCAGCAGGAAGCCAGTCTGCCTATGTTTGATGCCTTGAAGCCGCAGGCGCTGCTGCAGATGGGGCGTTCGAGCGTGCCTTCGCGCAACCCGGCCGCAGCGGAAGCCGCGCCGCTGCCGCCCGTGCCGCACCCCGAACCGGATCAGGAGCCGGATGCCGATGCCGACGATCTGCGCATCGGCCCGAGCCCCGGCGCGGCGGCCGGGAGCAAGTTCGACGGGCTCAACCCGAGCCCGGTGGGCCCGGCGGCGGCGCCGCCGTTTGCTCCAGGGGAGTTCGCGCGCAACGCCATGCCGACCCCGGACGCTTCCCCCATGCTGAAGGCGGCGGGGGTTCCGGTTCCGCGCAAGATGGACCTGGGCGAGGCCGTGGCGTGGGCGAGCTACAAGGCCAACCACCCCGAGGCCACCAAGGAAGAGTTC